GGTTGGTCCAGGGAAGTTTCATGGAAATGCTCATCGGATGTTTTTCTCTCTTACTAAATTTGCGTCTGTTATGTCCTACGACAATAAGGAGTGGGACGGTCACGTTTATGAGGAGGAGATTAAGGCGAATGGCATAATACGGTATCATTGTATGCAGGCTGAGTACCAGACCCCCCTTGTTCGGAGGGGCCTGGCGAACATGGCGTATGCCAACTGTAATGCAAAGATACTAATGCCCGACGGTGTAATAGTACAAAACTATCTCGGGATTAAGAATCCCAGTGGTCAAGGCAATACCACCCAGGATAATACGATGACGCATCAGCGTCGGTTTTACATGTTCTGGTACTCAGCCTCGCCGGCTGAGATGCGGAACATGCAGGCCCTGCAGTTTTACACTGCTCGTTTGTTCTATAGCGATGATGGCGCCATTTCGGTGGCGTCCGACGTGTTGGCGTGGTGCAACATCACGAAATATGCAGAGTGGTCTGTTAAGTTTGGATGGGTTTTAGAATATGGCCCCATGCGGGATGCTATGGATAGTGAGTTCTTAGGAACAACTCCTGCATTCTTTGGTGGGGTAATAGTTCCCCGTCTAACCTTTGCTCGCTGCTTTTGTGGGTTGTTGAAGGCAGCTCCGTCTCCGGTGTCTTCGCCCGTTTATTCGTTTGAACGGGCCTGTGCTTACCGGATAGAGAACTACTTTGACCCCGAGTTTCGGTCTATGATTGAGGAATACCTCTCATGGTTGATTCAGCGCTACAACATAACGTTTGACCAAGCCTCGATGCTTTTGTCACGAGCTGATCTTTGCGAACTTTACGGCGTCCCTCGGGACGCTGCCGTGGCGTCGAACTTCCCTTTTACTCACTGGGTTCATAAGGTAAAGCATATCCCCAGTGAAAAGGAAAGTTTTAAACTTATGCCAAAACGTTCCAATGCAAAGAAAAACAATCGTGCTACTCGAAGCATCGTGTTGCCTGGTGTCTCTATCCCTGCTACTCCAAGTGTGCAGGCTGCTATACAGAACACTATCCAGGCTGAACTTCAGCAGGCCCAATACTCGAAATCCAGAACTAGGAAATCTGGAGGAGGAGGTGGGTCAGACGGGATGGGGGATGTCCGTCGCTCGGTTGAAAAGCTGGTACGGACCCCAAACAAATACCTCCACCAACTTGTCATTCCAGAGGACGCAGAGCTGACTGCGTATCCTGACGAGTTTAATAGTCACTCGCATGTGTGGCGTTCTGTTATTAACACGCCCATGCCATTCCTGGCGAGCGCCGTAGGAAATACAGCTGCGGGGACTTTCTTGGCGGCCGTAAGGCCGACTCTGAAGGACCCCATACAGTCGTTAATTTCTGGGTCCGGTTTTGCGGTGCGCCTTCTGGCGCAAACCCAAAGCCAGACCTATGGCCTGTTTCCGGGAGAGGGTGATCATACAATTTCCCAGCCCAACAATGTGATAGAGCTAGATATATCATATCAGAATCTAGTCTGTCCTGTTGTTTATGATTCATCTGATGAGGTTGGGTCAATGTTCCATGGAGTGTCCACTACTGGTGTTGATTTCTTTGGAGTCCCGTGTTCAGCGACCTCGGCGACTGTGTCGGTGCAGTTGTCCTCGACCTTGCCAGGAGGGATTACCCTCTTGGCGCGGTCCTTGATAACTGGCGCTGTATCGGCCCCGGTCACTTTAACTCAGGTTGGTACTACCAACCAGTACACGGGGACGTTGACCCTCACTCCTGACCCCGGCTTGCCGGGGGTGGGATTCCAGTTTGCGTTAGGCGGCACCGCTGTTGCGTCTAGCATACAGCCTGTGCTTAATATAACTGTTGCTTTCACCAATGCGTCTACAGCACTCAGGTGGGACGCCATCCAAATTCCCGGTATCTCGAATGCGCTCGCGCTTATCGATCAGTATCGGGTTGTTGCGATGTCGGCCCTTACGACATATCGTGGGTCGGATCTTGATAATGGAGGCCAAATCGCTGCTACTTTGTTTCCTGGCGGTGAGGCCCCCTCTATCACTGATCTTTATACTTACGATCAAGTGTCGCAATCCCCTTGTGCGTATGACGGTGCGTTGAAAACCGGTGCCTACACATTCTGGAAGCCCTCAGATCATCTAGACATGTCGTTTAGGGAGCCGTCCCTTCTTGACCCGTGGCATTTGCCATACATTGTTACGGCTGGGGTCGTTTCTGATCCTTCACAGGTTAGTTCACTGCGACTCAGAGTCCCCATCATTTATGAAGGGGTTTCGAAAGAGCAGATACTCGGGACGAAAGATTCCCGGGTCGCAGTGATGGAGATACGGCATGCTGCTTCAGTGCTCAAGGACCACCCAACTTCCTATCCCAATGCCACGCATATGGAGAAACTGTCTGGTTTTCTTCGGAAAGCCGTGATGGAATTGCCTGCTGCCATGGATTGGTTGTATAAGAATAAAAGTTGGTTGATCCCTGCTGCTACGACGGCGGGTGCTTTATTGCTTTAACCTGTTCCTTGTCCTTTGTACGGACATTAAATATATACTCATCCTGTTTTCTTTTTTCAATTTTTTTTGAAGAAAGCAGACTGACACCACACGTGAGAAATCCTGGCCGTAAGCGATGTAGCGGTACTTCGTACTGTCCGCTAGCGGAGCGTGGAAAGCCAAACTGCCATTTGGTCGGTACACGCGTGTGGGGTCTTGA